CAAATAAATTTTGGCTTATGGAACTTGATATGTTGATTAGAAGTGCCCTGAGTGATGCCCAGTGGTTGATTGCTAAGGGTGGAACGGATAGGGCAGAAACCCTGAATCGTGTGCTTGGTAAGATTGGTAATGTCTTGAAGGAACTGGATGGGGTTTACCTCATTGACCTCAACAAGGTGTGGCATCAGGCGAAAGATGTTATGCCGCCAAGAATTTATGGTGGCAATCATGCAGACTTGCTGTGTGTGCATCAGTTCAAGCCTACTTCTCATCCTATCCTTACTCATGAACAGAACTGCCCAATTTTTCAAGAGTATCTTAAAGCGAGTCCGAATGACTGGTGGTGTAGAACTGGGGATTTGTTGAAGAAGGAACATCGTGAACTTTATTGGAGATAGATATATTAATTAAAATTTAAGATTATGAGTGAATTATATTGGTTAGGTGTTTTAGGCAACCTGAATGATTTAGGTGGGGATATTGCTGTTTTATCATTTTTGGTATTTATAGCTTTAGGCTTCTGTTTTTTTTTTGTGTAGTGAAGATGATTTAGAACCATCGCCTTTTATGAAAAAAATGTTTAAGGGTTCTATGTTTGCTATTGTGTTAGGGGTAGTTATGGCGATATTTATTCCTTCCCAAAAGAATCTGCTTATCATCTATGGGGTAGGTGGAACTATTGATTATCTCAAAGAAAACAAGGATGCAAATAAGATTCCTGATAAGTGTGTAAAGGCTCTTGATAAGTATCTTGATGATGCGTAAAAGGAAGATAAAGACAAAGATAAGGAGTAACTATGGTATCAGAATCAGCTAGATATTATCAGACTCACCCAGCAGCTAGGGAGCGGAAGAAGAAATATGATACTCGCTTCGAGTCTTCTCCTGCTCAGAAGGCTAAGCGTAGGGAATTGGCTCGTCACAACGCTGCCCACGATAAGAAGTATGGGGCAGCTTCTCGCAAGGGTATGGATGCTAGCCATACGAAATCAGGAATCAGGTATAAGCCATCATCGGTGAATCGTGGTTCCAAGACGGATATGGCTGGGGATAGAAGAGCGAGAGGTGGTCGCTGTTAGTGAATAAAAAAGAATAGGGAGTGCTCACGCATTCCCTATTTCGTTATCCTAACAATCTTAAAACCTATAAACCAAAAACCTATGAAAAAAACAAACGTTCTTCTTATGAATTATATTTTATCCTTCCTCTTCTGACATCTGTCTCAACTTCTCGGTGAGGGCATTGTGAACCTCACGCTTATCGTCAAGAGTGACGGTCTGTAGCTTAGGGCAGTTAAACTCTAGTATCTTGATGAAAGTTGATACCTTGTCCTTCGGCTCACACTTATACCATGCAGCCATGAAGTCTTCCCAAGCCTCTCTAGAAAAGTCGGCACACAGCTCACGAAACTCCTTTGTGATAGGAGACTCGTACCCTTTCTGTTTACCTCCAGTCTTTGCTCGACCTTTCTCGAACTGACCTTTTGTATTTCTATCTGCTGCCATTGTCTTAACTATTTTGGTGCAAAGATAGTAATTTGTTGGCAAACGGAAACTTTATCCGTTAACTTACCAGCTTAAATAAATGGATAAAATACGATTCTCGGATGGTATCAGTATCTTTGTACCATTATTAATAATTAAAATACATATATATGTTAGGAGCATTAATTGGGGCAGGTCTTGGACTTGCAAGCAGCATCGCTGGCGGTATAGCTAACCGCAAGGCGAGACGTAAGCAGGAGCAGATGATTGCCCAGCAACAGAGAGAAAATCAGGCATGGTATGACAGAACATACAATGCCGACCCGACCAAGCGTGCTGATACCGTGCGCTTGCTCACACAGATGCAGGAGCAGATTAAGAACAGAAACAAGGCTGCCAAGGGCAGACAAGCGGTAATGGGCGGTACGGATGATTCCACTACTGCGGTGAAGGAGGCAAACAACAAGACTCTTGCTGATACTACCTCACAGATTGTAGCTGCAAATGATGCCCGAAAGGATAACATCGAACAGCAGTACATGAACAGAAAGAACCAGTTGCAGAACCAACAGATGGGCATGGAAGCTGAGAAGGCTGCTGATACTGCCAATGCGGTGGCAGGTGTGGCTGGTACTGCTGCCAATATCGCTGCAACGCTTGATAGTGGTGCTGGTAAGAGTAAGGTGGCTCGTCCTGACGTGGTACAGCCTACCGATGCAGATATGGCTAAGTTGGATGCCAAGGTGGGTGCGGCTCCTACCCAGCAGCAAGTAGTGAATGATTTGAACAATATGATTGGTGACAATGCGCCAAAGAAGATTAAAGCATAGCCTATGAAAGCATCAGATATGTTACGAAACAACAATGGCTTGAAGACTACACAGAGTGTGCTCAACAAGCAGCAGAGTGGGGTGGATGCGGCACAGAAGGCGAATGCTGAGTATATTAACATGAATACTGCCCAAGCTATGCTGCATGGCAAGGAAGAGCAGCTTACTCCTCCAAAGGATGCACATGAACAGGCGGTAAGGATGAACCAGCAGACTGCTGAGGGTATGCTTAATGGTTCTATCCCTATGGATAAACCATCCGTGCCCATCGTGAAGAAGGAGGAGCCGAAACCTCAGCCTAAGCAGCTATCTTATGCTGATATGTATAAGATGCTGAATCCTGAACTGAATGAGACTGCTGAGCAGAGGGCGAATAGAGAGAAGAAGGAGCGTACCAAGGCTCGTATTGCTGCTACTGGTGATGGTCTTCGTGCGCTCGCTAATATCTTCTTTGCTATGAATGGTGCCAAGGTGGTACACAATCCTGAGTCGGATATGACTAAGGCGGTGAATAAACGCAAGGCTTACATGGATGCTCAGAGAGAGAAGAATCGGGCATCATGGCTGGCTGGCTATCAGAGGGCACTTGCTCTTGACGAGGAAGCTCGGAAGAATAACCTGACTCTCGCTGAGCAGATGAGGTATCACGATATGCAGAACGAAATCAATAAGGTGAAGGCTGACCAAGGGCAGCAGAGAATTGACCAAGGAAACAGAAGACTTGACCTTAGTGAGTTGAAGATTAATTCCGATGCTGACTACAAGAAGGCAGTCTTGACTATCAAGAAGGCTCTGGCTGATGGGCAGATTTCACACTGGCAAGCACAGGAGGCTATCCAGCGTATCAATGCTGCGACTGGTCGAATCCGTGCCAACAAGTCGGGCAGTGGCAGTTCAAGAAAGGGTTCTTACTCTGGAGAGGTTGATGAGTATATGGATTTGATGGAAAAAGACCCTGAGGGCATGGCTGAGGCGGCAAAGGAAGTGAAGAAGATGGGCTACTCTCCTAAGACGGCAGCAGGAAAGAAGGCTCAGAAGATTGCCTATCAGCGTAAGCATGGTAAGGGTAAACAGAACCATACGTCATCATCCAACAATGGTGGAAAAAAGAAGACAGGTGTTAATTGGATAAAATAATAGATAATATGCCAAAATACAAACCATTATACTCCCTTTATAAGGGATTGAAAGAAAATAAGTATGATGTTCCTGATAGCTATGTTAGCTTTCAGAAGACGTTAACTCAGCCTGGCAATGCAGGAGCAAAGAGTAGAAGAGGATTGTATCAATCCTTGAAGGATAGTAACTATGATGTTCCTGATACTTATGAAGACTTCTATAAAAATCTTTTCGTGCCAGTGAATAGTACAACATCTAGGGCTTTGAAAATCGGGGAGAATCCGAATACTCCTATGGTAAATAGGTATCGCCAAAAGATGTTTGATTCTGTTGACCCAAATAAAAATGGGTTGAATGCTCTTTATCATAGAGCGGTAGGTCAGGCTGTAAGGGCAACTAATAATGTTCGTAAGCCAGTAATCGCAAAGGTTTTGAATAAGAAAGGTAAGCCAACTGGAGAGGAGTTTGCCATTACTCCTGCCAAGACCGTAGAAGACCTTGATAGGGAGTATGCTCAGGCGGTATCGAAGAACTGGGAGAATGAACTGCACGACCAGATGGCTGATGCCGACAAGGATGCAGCTAAGATTAGCGATATGTTCAAGTCCTTCATCGGTTCTACTGATGAGGTCGGTAGCGTATGGGGCAATATGACTAGGGGTGGCGGTATCGCTGGTACTCCTCATAGTGTTACTACCAACAATGGTATCTTGGAGAATACAGAAGCCAGACAAATTCTTGCTGCTGGTGACTACAATCGTAAGAGAAGAGAACTCTTGCAGTTGGAGCAGGATTCAAGAAATGGTGCAATCTTTGACAATCATTCTTTTTTTAGAGGAATGTATGATGCTGCCAAAGATACTGGATTCCTGACTGGCGGTGCGTCTGACCTTATCAATGCTGGCTCCTTGCTTGCGACCAAGCAGGATTTGGATAATGGTGTTCATACTGAAGCTGGAGATATGCTGATGCAGCAAGCGGTAAAGAATAGTGATGCACAGAGTCAGTATGGTGACAATCAGGGATGGATGTACACTGGTGGTGTTATCACTACCAATATGGCTCCTTTTATGGTGCAAATTGGTAGTGCTGGATTCTCCAAGGGTATGAGTAACACTATTGGAAAGGCTGTGCAGGGTGCTGCTTCAAATGTGGCATTGGGTACTATGGAGAAAGCTACTGGAATGGCTGGTGCTCATATCGCAAACTATATCGGTAAGGTAACTGGTCTTACTACCAAGGCTTTCGGAAAAGCTATCCAGTATGGAATCGTTGGTGCTGCCCAAGCTAATACGGTTGGTCTTGGAAATGTAGCTAACGATGTGGTTAATCGCTATACTGGTCAGGTCTATCAGGATGAGCATGGTGACTACAAGTTCGGCACTTTTGATAGTGATGGTAAACTTGTGCATGAAGGCGGTGAAGACTTCCTTACTGCCCTTGTAAAGGGTGAGGCGGCTCAGACTATTGAGTTTGCTACTGAGTTGGCTGGCGGTGGTATTGATGCTGTGGGTACTGCCCTGAAGAACTTTGTTACCAAAGGTGGCAAGAAAATTATCAACAAGTACAACATGGAGAATGTTTCCAAGGTGATTGACTTCTTGCTTAATAATAAGGTGGCAAAGAATGCAAGATACTTGAAGGCTGGTGCTGACAGAACTCTTGGTAAGGTTGAAGTGAATAGTATTGTCGGTGAGTCTCTGGAGGAAGAGTTGGGTATCATCGCCAATACGGTCTTTACAGGTGATAACAAAATCTCAGACTTGTGGGATGAAAAGCAGCAGTCACAGATATGGGGCGGCATGCTCTTGTCTATCGGATTGATGAAGGGTGCTGTCGCTCCTTTCCATGCTTATAATGCCAAGCAGTATTATTCCTATAAGCATAAGCTAGACAAAGCTGATGTAAACTTGTCTCAGTTGCTCGGTAAGGAGAAGTGGGAAGAACTACGTAATCAGATTGATGCTACAACAAACGATGATATGCCTGAAATGGTAAACAAAATCAATCGTGATGTTGCTCTTGGTAAAAGCAGACAGCCAGTGCGTGAGTATATTCAGAACTTGCTCATCATGCGTGGCTACGACATCGGCAACATGCTTGCTGCAAAGAAGGCAGTTGAAGACAAGGGTGAAGGTGTCTCTGTGAAGAATATGGAGAAGAATCAGGCATACCAGCAGGGTCGTGATGCTTACGGCTATGATACTCATGAGATTCAGTTAGACCAAGAAGACAAACAAAAGTCTCTTGCTCAGCTTCTCGGTATCTCAGAGCAGCAGTTGGCATCCATGAGTGATGAGGAACTTGAAGCACTCTCTGGTCGTGATGATAATATTGATAGGGCTATTTATGACTACCAGTTATCTACTGCTCGCTATGAAGGTGTGATTGATAACGCAAGAGACCAGATAGACTTGGAGGTTCAGAGAGCAGCACAGGCGGTTGATATGTATACAGACAAGTCTCGTAATACAATCCGAAATGCTACCATCAAGGCTACTGGCGGCTTGGAAGATTATGGTGTATATATCATCAATGGTAATATTGCTACCCATGAAGATGGTTCTATTGACATTAGTAATAGCGATGATATGATTCTGTATTATGACCCAACTACTAATACGGTTGAGCATGCTGATGCCATGATGTTTGCTGAACTAGGTAGTGAGGAGAATGCTGATGAAGTGAGAAGTCAGGCTATGGCTGATGCCAAGGAGAAGGCTATCAAAGAAACTACTGGTATCATTGATGGTGTTGTTGATGTAGGTACTCAGTTCAAGACCGTTGATGCAGATGGAACAGAACATACTTATGAAGTACTCGCTGATAATGGTGATGGTACTGCCATGATTACTATTGATGGCAACATTCCAACAGAACTTGTCAAGGGTGAGAATGTAAATGTTCCAGTCTCGTTTGAAGAGTTGCAGAAGATGAAGGATGAGTCTGACCAGCAGAGATTGCAGGCAGCCAAGGCTGAGCGTGAACAGATGGAAAAGGAACGTACTGAGCGGCAGAATCAGCAGACTGAGCAGACAGAAGAGACTCAACCTTCATTTGACTTCAATCAGATTCTCAATGATGATGGTAACGTTGTGCTCGTTGATGTGCTTGATAAGGATAGTAACACAAAATATCCAAACTCCCAGTTGTTTCTTATCCGTGATTCAGGTGCAAAAGCTAAGGTGATGGAATTGACGAGTGATGGCTCTTTTATTCCTCATGCGGTCAATAAGAAAGATGTGAGAACTGCTACTACTATGACACTCGATGAGTACAAACAAGCCATGGCTGAATCCTCAATGATAGAGGATAATAGTGGAGAGAGTAGAGGTGAGATAGAGGTGGAGACTCCGACAATAGAGGGCGAGACTGCTGCTCCTGAATCTGCTGAGACTCCTGCAACTGAACAGACTCCTGCTGTTCCTGCCATTACCCTTGAAGATGGAACCATCGTGCCTATGCTGGAGGATGGCAATCCTGACTTCTCGAAGCTGACTGCCGCACAGACTGCTGAGTTGTATGACTCTCAGTTTGGTGAGGATGCAGATAGTATCGTATCTGGATATGTGTCTGATGCAAAGAAGGCACTCGACAAGGCTAGCAACATGACCGTGAAGGGTAAGACTTTCGTGGAACAGAAGGCTGCAAAGGATGCCAAGGAGAAGGCGATTGCTGATGCTAAGGCGGCTTATGACTCTGCTATCGCTATCCGTGATGCTTATAATGAGCGACAACTTGCCAAGGTGGAAGATACTGCTGAGGGTAGAAAGGAACTCATTGAGAAGGCAAGAAGAAAGTTTGCTCGCTTGAAGAGTGCGGTGAAGAATGATGCTGAGGCTGTGGCTCAAATCTATAAGGAGACGGTTGGTTCGTTGCTGCATCGTCTGTATGATGGTACTGGCATTGATGTGACAGATACGATTCCGCTTACTGCTGAAGAGTATGTGGCTAGCAACCTCGGTGCTCACTCTCTCAACTATGAGGGAACAGAAACAAGCAAGGGTGTTAAGCAGGAGACAGGATTGAGCAGAAAAGACTTTGCTGAGACCCAACTCCTCGCCGCTGATGGCAAGGGAACAACCATTGACAACCTTGTGCATAGCTTGTGGGAGAATCGTCCATCTAACCTTGATTCACTCGACACACAAGATATTCGTAACGCCTTGCTCAGCATAATCACTAGCGGTTTCAAGGCATCGGAAGCAAGAAATTACATTGAGAATCTTCGTATTGCTAGGGCAGAGAATTTCAAAGAGGAGGAGAAGAAGGCGGCTGACAACGCTGCATTCGCTAAGGAACAAAAGGCTAAGCAGGAGGAAGAGCAGGGAGAGACTGAGCAGGAGAATACCGATAAAGAAAAGAATGAGAAGATAAATGAGCAGACAAATGAGAATATAAATGCTCCTGAGCAGAATAAGTTCCCTGACAAGCTAAGAGAGGGTAGTAAGACTATTGAGGTTCCTGAGGATGCAACGGATGAGAATCCGCTTGGCTTGCAACTTAGCGAAGATAAGGTTCCGTTTGAAATTGAAGGAGGAAAGAGCGGTGAGACATATAACATAAATGATAATGAAGACAGACAGAGACTTATCAATGACAACAAGGTGGATGATAAGGATATCTTGGATATTGATATGCCTAAACATGTACACAAGGCTATTAAGGAGTTGTGTAAGAAGATGGGATTGAAGGTTCAGTTCCTTTATATGGGCGCAAGGTCAAATGGTTGGATAGAGAATGGAACCATGTATCTTGCTCTTGACACAGAGAAGGCTACCCAGTTTGTCTTTGGTCACGAAATGACTCATGCCATCAAGCAGAAGAATCCTGAGGCATACAAAGAACTTGTTAAGGTTGCTATGGCGATAACAACAAGGAAGAAGTTTGAGGAAGACTTGGCAAAGATTTACCAAAACTATTATGGTATCTCTGGATATAACAATATTGATGATTACGTTGAGGAGGTTGTTGCTGATAAATTAGGAAAGTTTATTAATGACTTTGACTTGGCACAAAAGTTCTCTCTTCGTCTAAATCATCCTGTATTGGCAACGATTCTTCATGCTATTCAGAAGATAAAGGGTCTGTTATATGGAGACTTCTACAAGTCTGTAGATGCTTTGGAGCGTATCGTTGAAAAGGCATACGTTGATACTGCCAAGGGCGAGGTAACGAACTCTGAGACTGGCGAAGATGTTTCATTCTCTCTCCGTCAGAAGCCTGAGCCTAAGAAGAAGGGTATCGGCTACAAGGTATTTGTGCTAAAGGATGGCAAACTCTATCCACCAATGGTAGCGAACCCTGATGGTGCTGCTACTCCAGTAGGTGTATGGCTTGATGCTGATGCGGCTCCTATTGCAGGAGAAAGCAAGACTGGCAGACCTCAGGTTAAGCAGGGCGGCAAGGGAACACAAGGCGGTAGCGGTAAGCTAGCCTATAGACCAGGCTGGCATCTTGGTATAGTGCCTTACGCTATTCAGTTCAACCGCAAGGATGCTGAGGGCAACAAGACTCTCTTCCCTAAGAATTTCGTTTTCGCTGAGGTGGAGTATGCTGCTGATGTTGATTATCAGGAGGAAGCTCGCCAAGAGGGTATCAATCCATCGGGCAAGTATCAGCATTCATTGGCTGGCTTGAAACATCTGCCTACTGATGGCTATTATATGTATCGTACCAACCCGAACCCTGAGACTGACCCTTGGGTGATTACTGGTGCGATGAAGGTGAACCGTATCTTGACCAGAGCAGAGCAAGCTGACTTGGTAAGCAAGGCTGGTCGTGAACCTCAGCAGATTCAGGAGGGCGATATTGTTACTGATGATGTTGTGAACAGCATCAATCAGGAGATAGCTGATGCTCCTAAGTTCTCGCTGAAGGTGTATCATGGTAGCGGTGCTGACTTCACAGAGTTTGACTTCGACCACATGGGCGAGGGTGCAGGCTCACAAGCATTCGGTTGGGGTGGCTATGTTACTTCATCGGAAGAGATAGGAAAAAGCTATGTAGAGTTGACACGTAAAAAGCCTACTTACGTCTATAATGGTAAGGAAATGTCTGAGGATGATTTGCGCTCTGTTTTGTTGGATAAGGTAGGTATAGACAACGCTAATATTCTTTATGATTTCTTGTATAATCTTGAAAAATATGGTGTATCAGAAGCTAAAAGCATATTGCGAAAAGGTGATTACGCTTATTTTAAAGACCTTCTTAAAGGTACTTATGGTAGTATAAGGAGTGGTTATCAGAACAAAGTAGATGCAGCAGAACTCATACTTGCTCCTAGAAATATCCGTGTTAAAAAGTATAAGGGAAATCTCTATGAGGTGGATATACCTGATGATAATGGAAACAACTATCTGGATTGGGATGCTCCTTTGACAGATAAACAGAAGAATACAATTATTAAAGAATTAAGGCGATTAAAAATAGATTTTGCCGACTTTAAAAAGCGTGGTTTTTCTTTTGATGGTTCATTTGGCGGTAATTCCTATGATTTTCTAATGTATGCTTTAAGAAAAACAAAGAAGTGGAAAGATGTAAATGCTAGTCGTGCAGTTAGTAAGTTCCTGTCTTCTATTGGCTTCACTGGTATCAAGTATAAGGCTGGTACTATCTTTGGTGGTGCTGAGGAAGGCGATACCAACTATGTTATATTCAAGCCTGAGGATATGAAAATCACAGAGCACACCAAGTTCTCGTTGAAGTCAAAACCAGTTCGCTTTGAAGCTGGCAAGAAACTCAGCGATGAAGAGAAGAAGGAAGTCCTTTCTACATTGAAGGATGCCTACAAGGTGAATGGTGTTCCTTTTCACATCGAAGAGACTGCTGGCGGCAAGGAGAAGAGAGTGTATGAACCTACTGCTGATAGCTATGTTGTGAGCGATATAACCAATCGTCCACTAAGATACTATATCACTTTGCCAGATGGTCGTGTGGCTCATCCTACTGAGGTATATCCTAATATCTCGGATAATGAGGTGAAGTCTTCGGCTACCAAGCAGGGCTTGCTTGATGAAGAGGTTGACCAGATTGTTAGTGCTGCCATTGGCAACATGAAGGATATTGCCGACAATGCCAAGGCGGTAGAGGTGCTGACCGAATTGCAGAATCTCCCACATGAGACACATGATGTTGGTTATGGTATGAACAATGCCCAGTCATACAACTACAAGACTGGCATCTTTACTTCTGATGCTGCCCAAGCTATAGATTATGTGGTAAGACGAATGAGAAGAAAGGAAGATGTTCCTGCCGAGGTTCCTACTGCTTTGAAGAAGGCGGTAGCTGATAGCTATGGTATGGTTGATAACCTCATTGATGGCATGAGTTCTACTAATTTCTCGTTGAAGGATAATCAGGGGAATCCTCTGAATCAGGATGGTACTTTTAAGCTGGATAAGATTAAGTCCGTTGATGAATTGACGGATGAAGACTTCACTAGTGCCTTTCGTAATGTAGAGTTTCCTGCTATACCAAAGAATGTGGATGCTGCAATAGGAGCAAACGGAAAGCCTGTTGTTATCAAGAAGAATATTTTTGAGAAGAATTGGAATGCTCACAAGTTTACTCCTGCTGAAAGCAAAAAGGTATTGAATGATGCTTTATACAATACAGATTTGGTAGGGCATACACAGCCAACAAAGAAGCCTAACCATTGGGTTGCAATCAAGTTGGATGATAAAAGTCCTATCACCGTGTTGGAAGTAAACGACAACAAGGATAATGTTGAAGTTGTTGGTTGGTATACACTTGATGAAAGAAATCTTGGGAGAATAAAAAGACAAGCTGAACGAAATGGCGGCGAACTCATTATGTTAACTCCTAAAGATGATAAGGTGGAAAGCCTTTCCACTCCTCCGCTCAGCTCTGCTGCAAATATAATCAATTCTTTTGAAACTACCAAGGAAAATGGCGAAAAAGTTGATGTTGAGGGCACAAAATTCTCATTGAAAGATGAAGAATACCTGAAAGCGGTGGAAGATGGCAATATGGAAAAGGCTCAGAAGATGGTGAATGAAGCTGCTGATGCTGCTGGCTATTCTACAGATTCCAGCTATCAAGGTACATCTGCCTTCAATGGTGCTGCACCTTGGGGTAATGGTTACTTCTTGACAAAGGACGAACGCAAGGAGGCATGGGATAATGGCGAGTTTGAAGGTGAATCAACTCTTGGTGATTATATCAATGATGATATTGATGGCGGCAACTTGGAGGAGTTGACTAATGCCGCATCTTATCGTGCAGCTGACCCTATGCGTAAGGAGGCTATTGATAACGTTCGTAATGCTATTCAGAAGAAAGCTAAGACTATTACAATGTATCGTAGTGTTCCTTCTGATGTGAAGGAAGGTTCTTTCCGAAATGGTGACTGGGTTACTCCAAGTCGTGCTTATGCTGTTGATAATGCAAAATTGCATGGATGGGGTGACGATTACAACATCATCGAACAAAAAGTTCCTGTTGATGATGTGTGGTTTGATGGCAACGATATTGCAGAATGGGGCTATGGTCGTGAGGAAGATTATATCAATGATACAGACTTCGCCTATAAGAACAGCAAGAACAATAAAAAGTTGCTTGATGCCGTTACCTATGATGATAATGGTAATGTGATTCCTTTGTCTCAGAGATTCAATGAGAAGAATAAGGATGTGCGTTTCTCTTTGAAGGATGAGAAGATTAAGAGTGTTGCAGAAAAATTTGGGGTAAATGAGGATGATGTTGCTATGTATGCGAATGCTGTAGAGAAAGGTTCTACTGCTGAGGCAGCACGTGCCAGAGCAAACATCAAACGATATTTGTTGCAGGCAAATGAAGACAAGATTTCCTCATTTAAGGAACTTATGAAGTACACCGTGCCTGTAAATGAAGCCTTGAAAGAGAACTTTGGTGACCTTGATGCAATGATTGAGGAACAAAGAAAGCAGGTGGAAGCTGAGCGCAATGCTATGGAAGCTGCAAGAAAAAGAGCGCAGGAAGAGGAAGAGAAGAGACAGAAACATCTGGATGAACTCTCTCTGATTCCAACTGATGAACTTGATAAGCGTTATATGGATGCCATTTCTAATAATGATGAATCAACGGCAAGGGAAATGCTTGATGAATCAGCCAGACGTAATGGTTACGGTGACGTTGATAGCGATTACCAAGGTCAGGGAGCGTGGGCTGCTCCTTCAAATCCTCAATATGAGTCTGATGAGGCTAGAAGAGCCGACATAGAAAACTCTCCTGATGTAAACTTGGAAGATATTGCATTAGGTTATAGCTTGCAGCCTGATGATTATTTCGACAATCCAAGAGCGTATATGAACAATACTGCTTATGGATTGGAGTCTGCTCATGTTATAAAGAATGCACTTGATGCCATTAAGAATGGCGAGAAAGATGTTAAGGTTAAGGTTTATCGTGCCGTTCCTACTTCTGTAAAGGAAGGCAAGTTGCGTAATGGTGACTGGGTTACTCCTTCAAAGAAGTATGCTGAAATGCACGGTGACAATAGATTGGAAGGAAAATATCGTATCATTGAAGACGAGGTTCCTGCAAATCAATTATGGTGGGATGGCAATGATGCTAATGAGTTCGGCTTTGATGATGGCAAGGAATACCGATATAAGAATGCCAAGAATAATCGTAAGTTGAATGACCTCATTACTTATGATAATAAAGGCTACGTGATACCTCCTTCAAAGCGTTTCAATTCTCGCAAGAATGATATCCGTTTCTCTCTCGCTGGCGAGCGTGGTGCGGCTGCTGCTGACAAGGCAGAGGAGCGTAATGCTCGTATGGATAATCTCTCCGTGGCTCGCAAGATGGAAGAAGAGAAGAAAGATGCCAAGGCTATCAAGATGGCTACTGGATGGGAGCGTGGTGCTGATGGCAAGTGGAGATACGAAATGCCTGATGCCAAGATAAAGGACACGATGGACGTAGGCGGTGGACACATCGTTAAGCGTTACGAGGATGATATGCTCTGGAATGGCGGCAAACTATTTGATGTGATTGATGCACCTGAATTATTTAAGGCTTATCCTCAGTTGAAGGGTGTTCGTATTGATACGGATGCCATTATGAACGATATGCCTTCACATGGTGAATATGATTCAAAAACCAACACCATAACCATTCATGCTGATGAGTTGAAATATATGAATGACATATTGAATCACGAGATTCAGCATGCTATTCAAGGTATTGAGGGATTTGCCACTGGAGGTAGTCCTACAACTATTAGAGGTGAAGTCAAGAAGAGGTTTAATGAGGTCACAAAACAGATTAAGCAGCTACGAGCAGAAGGTAAGGAAGATGAGGCGAAGGCTCTCATAGAGAAGAACAGAGGTCTTTATGATGCCTACATGAAGAATGATGATTTCAATAGCTACAAGTCACTTGCTGGCGAGGTGGAGGCAAGAAATGTGCAGGAAAGAATGAACATGACTCCTGAGGAGAGAAGAAAAACTCTCGCTGAATCTACTGAGGACGTGGCTCGTAAAGACCAGATTTTCTTGGGTGTGGGTGATGTGTCCTTCTCCATCCGTGATATGGCTGACGGAAAGGAGAGTGGGGCGGCAGATATGGCTGAGGATTTGAAGAGTCTGAACACTCCTGATGAGGTGGATGATGCTATCAAGACTGCTATTGAGGATATGCCGAGCGGCTGGAAGATGGCTAACAAGAAGATGATTCATATTGCTCAGGCTCTGGGCGAGAATCGCAAGGCAGAGATTGCTGGCGAGGAACCTAAGTTCTCCCTGAAGGATGGCACTCTCATTAAGGCTGGAACCTACTTTAGCGGTGGCGGTCTTGTTGAGGAAGGCTTGAAGGGTATCATCGACCCAGTGGTGGCAGTAGAGTATGACGAGAAGATAAGCGGTGTTTATCGCAATAACTTCGGGCAGCACATCGTTACTGCTGATGTTCGTGATGTTGACCCTAAGGAGTTGGTTAAGCAGATAGATGGCGAGGTGGAGTACTTCCATGCCAGCCCAGTCTGCAAGAACTACTCTCAGGCAAAGAGTAACCATGCTGAGGTGGAACTTGACAAGGAGACTGCTGCTAGTACTGCCGAGTTTATCAATGCTGTGAAACCAATGGTGGTGACCATTGAGAATGTGAAGGGCTATAAGGATTCGGATGCGATGAAGATTATTACCGATGCTCTGGATGCGAACGGCTACACTTGGGATGCAGATGTGTATAACGCTGCTGACTATGGCGGCTACACCAACCGAGAGAGATTGATTGTCCGTGCGGTTCGTGATGGTAAACTTCCTGCCAAGCCTGAGAAGATGGCACGCAAGAGCGGATGGTATGAAGCTGTGGCTGATATTATCCCGACCCTGACAGAGAAGAAGAATGGTGTGGCTCCTTGGATGGATATTCGCTTGAAGGCTGATGGTATTGACTGGCGAAATATTGACAAGCCATTATACGTGATGGGTAGTGCCTATGCTGACGGCAAGGTTCCTCATGCCTTCGCTGATGAACTGCTGCCAACACTCAGAACGAAGAGTGGTGATGTGATTGTGATGCCTGATGGTAAGGTATATCGTGCCATGGGTAGAGTGCTCGCAAGAGTATCAGGAGTGAGCGATGATTACAAGATGCCATTCTCTGAGAACCTGAGCCATACCATCATCGGCAACGGAATCCCTACCCAGTTGACCGAGCACGTGATTGCTCCTCTGCTTACTGGCTCTGACCCTAAGTTTAGCATCCGTACCTATCATGGTACTGGTGCTAGCTTTGACAAGTTTGATTTGTCTCATGCTTTTGAGGGTGAGGGAAGTGAGACTTTTGGGCATGGTGTTTATAATCCTAACTCGCTCTAATTTGGACTTTGATTGAATATCAAGAAGTTGGGCGTTTGCCTACATAATATAGGTAACAATATGGAAACGAGCGGACTTCTGCTCGTTTCTGTATTTTGCAATATGCAAAGAACACCTCAATTCGGGGGCAAAGATACGATATTTTTCTAAATTTTCCAT